TGGAAATGCCAAAAAATCCAGGAAAGTTGATTTTTCGGGTTATGAGAGTGCGGACGGTATGGAAATTAGCAGTAAATCACCTAATATCGATGATATCTAAAAAGTCAGTTACCCAGCGCTGAAGCTGCTGGGCTTGCGGGTGGCGAATAAACAACCCCTGCGTAGGCCCTACTGACAGAGAGCCTTCCCCTGTTCGAGAGAACAAGAGAAGCGTTGCAATCGGCATTCAACTCTAAACCGCATTTGACACAGGAGAAGATAGCTTGACTCGGCCGATTCCTTTTATCGATGCAACCGCAAGCAGAGCATTCCCGGCTGGAATACCTTGGGTCCACGACGATCACCGGGACGCCTTCTCGCTTGGCTTTGTATTCGATAAATCCACGGAGTTGATGAAACGGCCAGGAGTGGTGCAAGTATCGCTGAGGCTTTCGAAGCCGTACCCGATCGCGTATCCCATTGAGGTCTTCGAGGATTATCATAGACTCGGTGCGTTTAGCTTCAGCGACTATCTCTTTGCTGATCCTGTGGTTTTCGTTTTTGGCAAAACGGGATTCCTTGCGCCTGCGCTTCTTGAGCAGACGTTTAGCGGATGGAGTCCCTTTTTTCTGGAGCTTCTTTCTGAGCTTCACATTGCGGCGACGCTTCCCTTTGAGCTCGTTTCCGGAGAAGGACTTTCCGGAACTCGTGAAGGCAATCTCAACGATTCCGAAGTCAACACCGAGGAAGCCCTTGGGGTCGAACTCAGGGGGCTCAGGGATATCGCAAACCTGGTGGATGTAAAAGGCACCTTCGCAAAGGATAAGATCGGACTCACCTCTTCGATGCTCGAGCAATTCAAGCTGTCTCGAACCGCAGATAAACGGTATCTTGAGCCTTCCTGCTATAGACCAGATAGAAACGATGCCCTTGTCTATTCGCCACGAAAGGACGCGAGAATCGTAGGCAATGCTGCCAGTCTCGCTAAATTCGCGCTTCACCTTCTTGTCGGCTTTGTAGGCGTCGGAAACCTTGGCGAGGACACGCACCGCAACCTGGGCGGTAAGGCCAAAATCTTTTCGTATCAGCTGGTAGAGAGGCTTGTGCAGGTCGTAGTGTCGGAAAGTCTGATGATCCCAAGCAAAATCAGAGACGGCATTCGCTGCGCCATTGGCTGCTACGAGCGTGCTCTTGAGCGCCTCAAACTGCTCTTTCGTCGTTTCCAATTTTACTTGGGCTATCAGTTTCACATCATCTCCTATCGAATATTGCGAGGATTCTATCAAACTTTTGAGGAAAGTCAAACATTTTTTTGGGCTAAAGCCGCTAAAGCGCGGAGCTTTCCTCCCGGGGCTGAAGCTCCCGGGTTTCCAGCCCTAAAGGTGAATGTTAAATGACACGAAAACGAATCGTTACTGAAGAACAAGTTGAAGAAGCTATTGATATCATGAGCAAAAGTGGTATATCGCTCAAAGCCGCTTGCGATCAACTCGGGATTGGAAATCATTATGCTGCTGTGTTGTGGAATGTTAATAATAACGAACGTTTATCTCAGCTCGACGCGCGAGCCAGAGTCGATTATTTGCGGGCAAAAGTGCGCTCAATGAATGAGATCGTGGACAGCGAAGAAGATCCTCAAAAAGCTAGGCTGAAATGCGATAATATCAAATGGGAAGCTGCGCGGGTTGCGCGGAAAGAATTTGGCGATCGGCTAGCGCTGGATCATAGCGGGGAAATCCAAACTCTTTCTGATGATGAGGTGGATAGGAGGATCGAGCTGTTTACGAAAAAGCTCAAGAATAATGAGGATACGTTGCTGATAGATTTGTGATACAATTTTGCACAGCATAGTGGTAGCTCTTGCAAGCGAGGTTGGCCCATAACCCCTAAAAAGTGCGACATATTGTCAATTTTTGGCGTGGGCAGTGGTTGTTCTATTTTCTCCAATGCTTGTTTTATTCGCCGTGGCTGTGGCCGATGCTATTTTTTTTTACCCACGGGCGTGGGCAATGGCGGGGTTGATGGGGCTGGCAGGGGTAGGCGCTGGGGTTTTGTGGGTTTTGGAAGATGAGCGAATGAGGGAAATGCGTGAGTGACGGGAAATTACTGCAACCATCAACAAGTCTTGACGTCGACTGAAAAGCGGGAGTTGGTCCTACTTTTGCAGGAGCGTTCCCGTAGGGTATCTCGGAATGCGCTGGCCGGGTATCGTCCCTATCAAAAACAAGTTCTCTTCCATTCTATGGGCAAAGTCCATGGCGAGCGGTTGTTCATGGCTGGGAATCAGTTAGGGAAAACAGTTGCTGGAGGCTATGAAGTAGCCATTCATCTAACTGGCAGATACCCGGATTGGTGGCAGGGGGCCGTGTTTCCAAAACCGCCCAAATTTTGGGTGTCAGGGGTTACGAGTGAAAGTACCCGAGACAATCCGCAAAGAATTTTGGTAGGGCCCCCACAGATTAAGTCTGCATGGGGGACCGGTTCTATCCCTGGGGATTGTATTATTGATTCGACTCCTGCCCGCGGAGTCCCTGATGCACTGGACAGTTTGGTGATTAGATGGGGCGGGGGTGGAGATGTTAGATCGGGCGACTCTATCGTTTTATTTAAAAGTTACGAAAAAGGTCGGGATAAATGGCAGGGCGATACGATTGATGGGCTGTGGTGTGATGAAGAACCGCCCATGGACATCTACTCCGAGGGGCGCACTCGATCAAACAAGGGGCAATTGAGCACGTTTGTCATAATCACATTTACTCCGCTTCTTGGGATGTCGGAAGTGGTGCGGCTGTTTTTAACTGACGATCAAATAAAGGCAATGCAGTGAGTAGAGCCGTTATTCGCGCGACTATCGAAGATGCTATCCCGGCTATCTATACAATCGAGGAAGCTAAGGCGATTATTGATGGCTATCCAGCGCATGAGCGTGAGGCAAGAGCGAATGGTATTCCGATTTTGGGTAGTGGTAGGATTTTTCCAATATCAGAAGAAGTTATTAAGATCCCAGCATTTCAGGTCCCGGAGTATTGGCCGGTATTGGGGGCATTGGATTTTGGCTATGACCACCCAACAGCGGCGGTTAAAATAGCATGGGATAGGGATAGCGACTGTATTTATATTATCAATGCGTATCGGCGTAGGCAGACTACCCCTATTATCCATGCAGCAGCGCTAAAATCTTGGGGGGATTGGTTGCCATGGGTTTGGCCGCACGACGGATTGCAGCACGACAAGGGTGGGTCGGGAGAACAATTGGCTGCACAATATCGTGATCAAGGGTTAAGATTACGCAAAACTCGAGTTACATTTCAGGATGGTTCCAATGGGGTCGAGGCTGGGTTGATGGAAATGTTGGATAGGATGCAAACCGGTAGGTTAAAGGTTTTCTCACATCTCAACGATTGGTTCGATGAGGTGCGCTTGTACCACCGTAAGGACGGAAAAGTGGTGAAGGAATATGACGATTTAATGAGCGCGACACGATACGCAATAATGGGAAAAAGGCACGCTATGACTAGGCCGGTTTACATGTTGTCTGGATTAAGCTATGGAGTGTTGGATGATGTGGTAGGTTATTGATTATTTAATTAAATGTGATAGAGGGGTGTATAGGTAATGGCAATAGTAGATGCTACAAGGGCTTGTGTTACAGCGGATAGCAAAAGATCAGTTTTTACTTGGGAAGAGGTCACTGTCTTTGATGATGGCGGATGGACCGCAGACACGGTAACTCCGATTGACGTAATGGAATGGGACGAATTTTGCGTTCAGGTGGCCGGAACATTTGGCGGGGCTACGGTGACAATTCAAGGGAGTGCGGACGGGATTAATTATGTAAGTCTAACTAATGCTCATAATGGGGAAGACCTGATTTTCGTTGAGGCTGGGCTGAAATTGATTGCTGCTCCGCTGCCAAGATATATAAAAATTCTTGTGACACCAGCGACCTCCATCGCTGATTTGGATGTCACGGTGATAGCGCGATGAACGACGACATAACAGCGGATATAGTCCGAGCGTTAGCAGATCGCATTTTGCAAAAGCGGGATCTTGCTGTAAAGGCACGTGCTGCGTCTGGGATAGAGAGTCAATGGTTGCAGGCTGAGGCGTTGTTTGATGGCGAAGACGTGGCGACCGGGAATATGGGGTCTGTGACAGATGTTGCTATTGGGAATTATGCAGTGGCAAAAAGCAATCCTGTTAAGCGTTCCAAAGTTGTCGTAAACATTATTCGTGGCCGGTGTGAGCAGACTGAGGGTCGGTACTCCGACATACAGCTACCGGTTGACAATAAAAATTGGGGGTTAACGATAACTCCTGATCCGGAATTATCGTTGCAATCAAAAGATAAAACTCCGCTGGTTCGAAATGGGGAACCGGTTGTTAAGGACGGGAAGGCCATTACGCTATCGGATCTCGCAAAAAATGAAATGCGTATTGCTCAAGATAAAATGGAGGGCATGGAACGGAAGATTGACGATTATTTGGTCGAATGTGGTTTTAACGGAGAATGCCGCAAGGTTGTAGGAGATGCAATTCG